AGAAACACCTACCGCATTTTCAGGAACTTCGTCAAGTGTCACCGCACAAGAAGCCTTAGCCTGATCCTGTTTGTACAGTACGTTATGTACACCCTGGATGAAAAGAGAGTCAAGCTTGGTGACTTCCTGACCACCGATCCATAAGGAAAATTCGGTCGTAGTAGGGTCGTTCGTACTAAAGAAACCTGTAGGGCTGTCATCGGTAGCTCCGATATCGACTGCCTCTATCCAGATGTAACTGAGTAAGTCACCCTTCGTGCGTAGAGGGACAACAACTTCATTACCCCCACCAAATGTACCTACGTAATCGAGGCGTTCGGGCTTGATAGAAAAGTTGGTGTGACGTTTATAGTTCTGATGGAAAAAAGAAACCTGGGGTTCTCCGGTGATGTATACATCCTGAGCACCCTTCGATACGAGATCGATCAACGCAGCAGACATTTATTAATAAACGATATTAAAATTTTAGCTCTATAACTTACTAAGCATATGGTACAATTTCAAGTTCTCACCTGGGATGCTCGTGACGAAGATGATGATCATATTATACGAATTTTTGGCAAGACGAACAAGGGTGAATCCGTCTGTGTCACGACAAAGTTTGTACCTTATTTTTTTGTCAAAGTGCCGGGAACTATGACACCAAATTCGGTGATCCAATATGTTAAACGGACATGTCCGGACATTGTTAACATGGATGTTGTCGAAGCTAAAGACATGGAAGGGTTTCAGAATGGAGCGAAGAGTTTTTTCCTGCAAATTCATTGTCAAAATCTTGTATCAAGGCGTAATATCAGTAATCGTTTGCGTAAAAATATAACCGGACTGTCTAATAAACTAAAAATTTTCGAGGCTAATGTCGACCCTGTACTACGTCTCATGCATCGTACTGGTATTCAATCGACTGGATGGATTGATACGACCGATGTATGCGAACGCGCATACCATACAAAGGTGCAGATCGACTTACAATGCAATGATTGGAGACAACTAAAACCACATGATACGACTGATATTGCACCATTCGTAATCGCATCCGTTGATATCGAGTGTTATAGTTCTACCGGTAAGTTCCCAAGTCCCTCTGTACCTGGTGATGCCTGCTTTCAGATCGCTATTTCACTTTTACGGTTCGGCGAAGACGAACCGTATGAGAAGACGTGCTTATGCTACAAGGAGACTGACAAGAATATCGATGGATGTTCTATCGTAAGTTATAAGTCTGAGCGTGATCTCCTGATGGGGTTTAGTGAGTATATCAATGAACATGATATAGATATCATAACGGGTTGGAACATCTTTGGATTTGATTTAGAATACATTATGGAACGTGGCATGGTAAATAACTGCCCTCTCGCGTTTTATCGAATGAGTAAACTCAGGGATTATACATGCACACTCAGTCGTAAAAAATTGTCATCAAGTGCACTTGGAGATAACGAACTGAAACTCGTACCCATGCCCGGGCGATTTATTTTTGATTTGTTCCACGAAGTTAAGCGAGAGTATAAGTTAGACTCATATAAACTTAACAACGTTTCACAGATTTATTTGGGGGATCAGAAAATAGATATGGCTCCAAAGGAAATGTTCGCACGATTTATTCGAGAAGATCCAGTGGAATTACGTGAAGTTGCAGAGTATTGTATCAAAGATACACTACTGCCTCATAGGCTGATCGCCAAACTTTCAACCCTGATGAATTTACTGGAAATGGCTAAGGCTACGTGGGTTCCATTGAGTTATCTGGTTGAGAGAGGTCAGCAGATCAAGGTGTTCAGTCAGTTAACAAAAAAGGCACGTGAAATGGGGTTCAAAGTTCCCGCATATGAATATGGACATGTCGATAATACTGGTTATATTGGAGCTACTGTACTAGAGGCACAGTCAGGTGCATATTACACACCAATCACGGCCCTAGATTTCGAGGGTCTGTATCCATCTATTATGATGGCACACAATTTATGTTATTCGACGCTGGTTCGTGACAAGAAATACGACAATTTACCCGGTGTGGAATATGAACGTTTCGGTGAACATACATTCGCACAGAATGTACCAAGTATTTTACCGAGCATTCTTTCTGAGTTGAAACTGTTCAGAAAGCAGGCTAAAAAGGATATGGCGAATTCAACGGGTGCTACGAAGCAGATGTATAACGGTAAACAGCTCGCGTATAAAATTTCTATGAATTCCGTGTACGGATTTACAGGTGCCTCTAAGGGTATTCTTCCATGTGTAGCTATTGCGTCTACTACGACGATGAAAGGTCGCAACATGATTGACGATACAAAGAAATACGTTGAAACGCATTATCCCGGATCCAAAGTGAGATATGGTGACACTGACAGTGTTATGATTGAATTTGATGTAGGAAACCGTACCGGTAAGGATGCCATTGAATACAGCTGGGAATTGGGTGAAAAGGCTGCGGAAGAATGTACGAAATTATTCAAAGCTCCTAACAATCTAGAGCTTGAAAAGGTATACTGTCCTTATTTCCTATATTCGAAGAAGCGGTACGCTGCTAAACTGTGGACGAAGGGGAAGAATGGTGAGATGAACATGGATTATATTGATGTTAAGGGTTTGCAACTCGTGAGACGTGATAACACACCTCATCTCAGAGAGGTTTGTAAGGAACTTCTAGATGTCGTTCTAGATAGTAGTGATACTACAGCTCCACAAGCACTTGCCCGGAAACGGGCACTTGAATTACTTGAAGGTGACGTACCAAATGATAAGTTGATTTTAAGTCAGGGGTTGTCAGACACCTACAAAGTGAAAGGTGAAAGTGTTTCCGTGTTAAGTGAAGAGATTGGAAATATTAATCAAGCACATGTTCAGGTTGTGAGAAAAATGCGCGAAAGGCAACCTGGTTCCGAACCTCAGTCCGGTGACAGGGTACCATATATACTAATCAAGACGGATGACCCCAAGGCGCGCGCGTTTGAGAAATCCGAAGATCCTATATATGCACGGGAACATAATTTACCGATCGATTATCCTTACTATTTTCTTAACAAATTCCTTAACCCAGTATGCGACTTACTCGAACCGCTATTCGAAAACGTAAAGGATGACATCTTCGGAGAATTGCTTCTGAGGGCTAAACCACCAAAGAAAAAGGGAAAGGTCGTGACAAAGCCTGGTAATGAACAATTACTACTGAGTGATATATTTAAAAAAAAGACACCATGATAATACATGGTAGGCAGTATTACTGAGCAGATTGAAAGTCTGATACAGAAAGAAGCCCGGCGTCAGATCAATGAACGTGAGAAGGAAATTCGTGAACAGACGAAAGAACAGTCACGTGAGCAAAAGGAACAGTTTTCTGAGCGACTAAAAGAAGCTGTACATGATCACAAAGAACAGCATATCCGTACGATTCGAGAAACCGTTGACAAGTACAAAGAACAGATGAATATGTTAAAAAGTGAACATAAATCTATCGTCGCGAAACTGGAACAAGAGAAACATGACTACGTTTGTAAAGTTGTAGAAAGGGTGTCATCGTTGTACTCAATCCCGATTAAAAGCGTTCGACGCGACCTTGCACCTGAAAATGATAAGCGTTGTCTAGGTATACGTAAAAATGGTAAGTTGTGTACGAATAAGGCAATTCGTGATGGTTACTGTTGTCTCCATGTAGATGATCCGCGACCATCTACTCCTATACTTATGCCAAGAGGTCCACTAAGACATACACATCCGTTTCCATCTGGATTTGTTCAGGGATGTCCGGCATGTGAAAAAAGAGATGTTGCAAATGAATTTAGAGATTTGCCTTCTATATTTTAATATGGATAAATCAACTATTCTATTATCATCTATAAATAATTTTTACACTGTACCAGAAAATAGAGCTACGCTAATCGAACTTTTGAACAAGAGTGGAGGTATTTCTCTACGAAATCTAGAATGGTTTATTACCAATTACTCTAAGAAGCATAACCTATCATACGAAACAAATGATGGTCGGATTTTTAGTGTACACTGCGCTTATAAATCAAGTTTAGACGGGTACAGCAAAAAATTATTCGACCCGTTTTGTCGTGCAGACAAGATCGTGTACAACGTGCCGGGTACAACTGATGAAATACATACGACTGTAGCACAGTTGAACTTCATCAGGTGGTGTATCAGAAACAAGATTGTCGATTACATTCGTGTACATCACGATAGGCTTTTCAATAAGCAAGTGACATAAACCCGTTATTAAATTCAAACGTTTGATACCCAACATAATACAGGTGAAGGTTATAGACATCTGTTAATCCAGGTTTTAATTGCACATCTAGTAATGTGCGATCTGAGTTCAATTTACTAAAGTCCAAGCTTCCCGATGGTTCCACATTAATCGGATTCATCGAGAATGCATACGTGTAAATATTCCTATTAGGTCTAGATAGCCTTGTGTTGTATGGGACGATATACTTGAAATAATTGTGATCAGCGACTGGTATATTGGGTAAGTCTTGACCATTTATATAGAGTTTAGCAGTGTCTAAAACTGCCGACGAAAATGAGTTGCCGATCGAGTAGGATGTTGCAGATGAAAAATTAAACCTGTTCGACATTTGACGAGTTCTTATATTCGGGTCGGGGCGACCAGGACTTCCATGTGTATTTTCATCTTCATATGCCTGTTTTCGTAGAAACCAGAATAATGATTTGACGGGTATATCTGGGACGAGTTGTAGTTTCACCGCATTTTTACCTATGACAGTTTCCTCTGTAGGGTGTTTCTTCACTATGTCAGTGACGAATATTTGTTTATTTGTCATCAAGTATGTCCGTTCCTGTGGACTTAATGTGATTTCTTCAGTGATGATATCAAATGTATCGAGTGACAATGCATAGGAAGAATTGGTAAAAAACGTCTTTGGTCTAAACTTAATTTCAAATTCTATCTTCTGTTTGTGAATCGCGCACGTTGGAAAGTATGGCCTGTTAGGGGAATTCGACCCGTATTCATCACCTTCATATTTGCGAGAAAAGAAGAATGGAATGGGAATCATCAATGTCGACTTATACCTAGATAACGAATTATCGTTTGCGTGTGATACGTTGTCTGCCTGATTTCTGTTTATCATATACCGCTTAGTGCGTTTTTCGGATGCATCCAGATACATCTCATCGTAAATGACACCCCAATCATCGTGATATTTATCGACCTCTGTCTCATCTACACGCATAGAAATACTCTCTATAACGTGTCGACCAATCTGATCGGCTATATTAGAGTTTGATTCAACGGCTGGAAATGTCATATGTATGTACATATTTGATAACAAGTCTCCCATATTCTGGGGGTTTAGTGTAACTTTAACACTTTCACCGAACGGCCACGTGGGAGAAGACGAAGATGGTTTAGAAATTGTGACACTCTTATGATATTTTGTAAAGTTTGAATGTTGCTTCGCTGTATAATTAAAGAAGGACTGTTCAGGATCGGAGTTCAATAGGTATGTATCCTGTTGACCTATGGCATTTAGGGATAATACGGCACCTTGATCCGGACCCTGTAATCCCATACTTATCTATTGTCTATATATTTTTAATATCATTTTCCCACATTTGAAGAGGTGACGTAGACATTGTCAAATTAAGTTCGTCCCTGGAATGTTTGACTTCCATAAGCAGTGCAGCTACTCGCTCTTCCGTATAGTCAACTGTCTTGGTGTTTAGTAAATAGTCATAACTCCCATCAACTTTCGGAAACGTGTGTGATAACTCTTCTTCGAGATCTCTCTTCTTACGTCTGAAAACTACCAACGTTCCATTGACGACCATGGTAACAAATTTTGCGCGGTGATTATACATCTCAACCTTTTTCTTGAGAACATTAACCACATGGGATTTGCGTTTATTGTAGTACTCATTTCGAAGTTTGATAAAGTCCATTAGGATCATTTCAGCACTCTCATATTTGTGAATTCCCTTAGTCGGATGAAACAGATGCATGTTCGAAGTTCTGACTGTTTTTTGTAATTTCAGGTCCTTGATAAGATCTTTACCCGTGTACCCCTGAATAACAAAGTCGACATTTTCGGTTGTGCTATTATTGGTATATGAGCTGATAGTCTTCTTTTCAGTGAGTGTATCGAGATGTTCTTTATAATCCTGTGTCCAACGCCCGGGTGGAAGTTCTGTGACCCTGATAGTTTGACCGATCATGTTCCAGATACCCTCTGTGACCCACGTTTCATTTTCGTAGAATACACGACCCTTAAACCCCCTGAACCATGGCTTCATTTTTTGAATTCCTTTTCCATTAATGAAGTTGAGTATATTCGTTGAGATATCTTTGGGGTTGAACGGGGGTACATAACAACTGAAACCCGTGCCAATACCTTCTGTACCATTCACAAGAACCATCGGCAATGCTGGTACGTAAAACTCTGGTTCAATAGATCGACCGTCATCATCTAGATAATTAAGTATGGGGTCATCCTTAGGGTCGAATATCTTTCGAGCTGCACTGGTCAGTCTCGTGAAGATATACCTCGTTTGAGATGCATCTTTACCTCCCATAAGTCTCGTACCAAATTGACCACACGGTTCGAGCAGGTTGACGTTGTTCGAACCTGTATAGTCGTTCGCCAACTTGACGATCGTTTCCGCGAGAGAAACTTCGCCGTGATGGTAAGAACTCTTTTCAGCGACATACGCGGCCAGTTGTGCCACTTTCATTTCGGTGGTTAGGTTCTTCTGAAAACATGAGAACATAACTTTCCGCTGTGAAGGTTTAAGTCCGTCAGCCATATGTGCGATAGACCGCTTCAAGTCAGCGAGGCTGAAATTGACGAGATCCTTGTGTACAAAGTCGGTTATGGCCAGGTTCTTGACATGACCATACGGTACTTCAAGATCACCAGAATTCTTCGCGGTACTTTCGAGAAGCCATGTCTTCCTGTCATCCGCTTTTTTCTTATCGAATGCGAGTACGATCGATTTATCGGTCATCACATCCACATCAAACTTCACCGTGAGTTCTTGAATTTTTTTGAAATATTCACGAGCCTCTACAGATGTAGAAGTACCGAGACCCTTGTAATATTTGATGCGCCACCCATGTTTACCGTCCCCATACCAGTTTCGAAATGCTGAATCGGTGTAGAAAGATTTCGTTTCTGATCCCTTGGAAGCCTTGATGATGGGTGTCACCATACTCACCACATAGTTCAACTTTAGAAGGCTGGGCCAGAAGTAGTGGATCATGTTAAGAATGAGACCCTTGATATGACTTCCATCATTATCGGCATCTGTCATGATCATTAGACGTCCATACCGAAGTTCGGAAACGTCGGTATACTCCTTACCTTGTTGAAGTCCGAGGATCTTCTTGAGATCATTGAACTCCTGGTTAGATGTAAGTTGTGCGACTGAAACATCGCGCACATTCTTACACTTGCCTCGAAGAGGAAACACGCCATAATGATCACGGCCAACAACAGAGAGACCCGCAACTGCGAGGGTCTTTGCCGAGTCACCCTCAGTCACGATGAGTGTACACTTCCCAGATTGAGCCGTACCAGCCTTATTCGCGTCATCTAATTTAGGGATACCGGTAATCTTAGACTTTCGAGCTCCATCTGTCTTCTTGAGTTCTTTCATCTCCTTGAACTTTGAGAGTGCTGTGAGTTCATCAGCGATACCAGTCTTGAGAGCATTCTTAACGAATGTCTTGGGTAGTTCAAACTTACTCCCGAAATGTTGGGATTTAGTTGTACATTCAGACTTTACCTGACTGGAAAAGTTCGGGTTTTCGAGTGTGGCCTTTACAAAGATCGTAAAAGCATTCTTAACTTGTGGAGGTTTCAGTTTAATCTTCTTCGCCATGTCATCAATGATACCATTAGCGACAATGTTCGCCACGTGATCGACATGAGTGCCACCTTTCGTAGTGCAGATACCATTCACGAATGAAACCTGTTCCATCCCATTCTCTGCTGGCCCGATGCATACCGACCAACGGTCAGTGGTGACAGATGCAACCTGATCAACACCTTCATGCATTTT